ACTTATAAGAAAGATAGGTGGTTGGATGCCAAAGAAAGAAGACTTAGGTGGTGATAAATGGAATCAATGCTTTGAAGTTGTTAATGATAACTTTTATTTTATAGAAGCAGAAAGATATGATTTAGATGCTGTTCTTAAAAAAGGTGCTGAGCTTGTTAAACGTAAAGGTATTAAGTGTTTGGTTATTGACCCTTATAATAAGGTGAAAATGAAAGGCGCTGGTGATTTATCTATTACTGATGCTACAATGGAATACCTTGCTAAAGTTGAAGCTTTTGCTAAAAAATACGATGTGCTTGTGGTTATTGTTGCTCACCCTACTAAAATGTACAAAAAAGATGATGGTACAATTGATGAACCGACTATGTACAATATTAAAGGTGGAGGTGAATGGTATGATGCAAGTTATCATGGATTATTAGTGCATAGGAATTATACTAACAACACTGTTAAAGTAAAAGTTTTAAAAGTTAAATTTCAAAACCTAGGTGAGAATCAAGCTGAAGCACATTTTAAATGGAATCACGCTTCAGGTGATTATATGCCAGTAACTGAAATAGAACAAAACCTACCTTGGGAATAATGGCTTGGAAATCAAAACCACCTAAAGGTTACATAGGTTTAAACAACGGGTTTGTTGCTGATTTAGAACAATTAAAGTGGCAAAAGTATTGCGTAAACAATGGTATAATAATATCACCTCAACCAACGAGCAAAGGAATGTATGCAGAAGAATGGCGCATTGCTGTTTCTTTTATGCCTAACTACAAGAAAATATACTTAACTCCAACTGTTTATATAACAGATAATGTATGGCCCGAAACTTTTAAGTTAATGAAATTTTATTACGATAAGAAAAATGAATAATGTACAAGAACAATATAGAGGATTATTATCATCACTCGTCTATGGAGGTAAACAAAAGGATGACAGAACAGGCGTTGGGACGCGATCTGTGTTTGGACGAATACTTCGCCATGATATGTCAACAGGATTTCCTTTATTAACAACTAAAAAAATATATTTTAATCATGCAGTTACAGAGCTTTTATGGATACTCGAAGGAAGATCGGATATTGGGTATCTTAATGATAATGGTCTTACTTACTGGAATGCGGATTATGAGCGGTCCGGTAGAACAGACGGCACGCTTGGTCCTGTTTACGGTGTTCAGTGGCGTAATTTTAATGGTGTTGACCAAATTAGAAAACTTATTCGTGAAATCAAAGAAGATCCGTCCAGCCGTAGGCTTATTGTTAGCGCTTGGAACGCAGCTGATCTTGATGATATGGCTTTGCCTCCATGCCATTATGGTTTTCAAATATATATAAATGATGGGAAAATGGATCTTATGTGGAATCAGCGAAGCGCCGATGTTTTTCTCGGGCTTCCTTATGATTTTGCTATGTATGGTTTACTACTACTTATGCTTGCTAAAGGATCGGGTTATACGCCTGGGCAACTTATTGCATCCCTTGGTGATTGCCATCTTTACAACAATCATATCGATCAAGCAAAACAGCAATTATCCCGCGATTTTAGGGATCTTCCTTTTGTTAGCGTCGATTGGGGACTTACTGTTGTCGAGGGAGCAGGAGGATTTTTAAGAATGCCAACACATAACATGATAAACATATCAGGATATGAGCCACACCCGCCAATCAAAGCAGAACTCAATGTTGGAGTATAAATATTGGTTTCAAAAGAATAACTTTATGAGTACGTTTTTAAACGAAAGAAGTAAAGAAATAATTAATAAATTAAAAAACAATGGAAATTCCAACAGGTAAGTACAAAGTATATCATATACCCGGTATAAAAGTTGGGTGTACTACAGATATACAAAAACGGGTTGTTGAGACGCAAGGATATAAACAAGGAGAATATGAAATACTATTTGAAACTAATGATATAGCCGAAGCATCTAATGCAGAAAGAACTTTGCAAAAAGATTTTGGTTATAAAGTTGATAGGAGTTTATATAAAGATCTTTTTAAGAAGAATAAAAAAATGAATAAACATACATCATCAGAATTTACAACAACATTTAAAATATCTAAGAAAGATATTGACGCAAACTTTTTATTAGATTTAGAAATTAAAACATCAGAAGGAACTTATGTCTTGGATTCAGAGGATAAAATTGATTGGGTTATATCTAACACTCATAATAGCCAGTTCGGTCCCTCAACTTGTTACATATATAACAAAGCAATGGCAGAGGCTGGGCCGTTTTCTACGTTTCAAAAAACATTAAATGTTATTAATAATAAGAACAACTCTTTAGATATATTTAATTTAATTAGAGACTGGGCAGATAAAAGAGGTTTATATGACAAAGGTGATTCTAAAACACAGTTTGCTAAATTAATTGAAGAAGCCGGTGAGCTTGCACAAAGCTTATTGAAGTCTGATAAAGTTGAAACAAAAGACGCTATAGGCGATATGGTGGTTGTTTTAACCAACTTAGCACACTTAGAAGGCTTTACTATAGAAGAGTGTATTGAAGCTGCGTATGGAGAGATTTCAAAACGCACAGGTAAAATGGTTAATGGAACATTTGTAAAAGATTAATATGCGAGATAAAATAATACAACAGGTAGTAGATAAGTTTCAAGAGCGTTCAGATGTTGGTTATAAAAAGTATGGTGTAACTCTTCATGATGATGAACCTAACATGCATAAGTGGCTTAATCATCTACAAGAAGAATTAATGGATGCAGTTAACTATCTTGAAAAGCTTAAGATGACTATGACTGAAGAGCTTACTGAAAAGATATATCAAGACTACAAAGAAGCCGAACAAGAAGCAAATCCTATAACTTCAAACCCTGATCCAGGCGACCCGCCATCATTAGGGTTTACTACATCAACTATGTATCCTGGAGATATTAAAGTAACATATGAAACGAAGAAGTAAAAAACGAGGACCTGTACAATCTAAAAAAATAACATACGACGGAATTAACTTTGCGTCAGGATTAGAGAGATATACATATATGGCTCTAAAAAAGAATAAACTATTTGAAGGATATGAAAATGAAGTTTTCCAGCTTATCGAGGGTTTTAGTTTTGACAATGAATCTTACGAAAAGCAAGCAAATGGAAAAGGTGATTACACTAACAGAGGGCAAAAGAAAATATTGGGAATTAAGTATACACCTGACTTCGTTGGAAAAGACTACATAATAGAATGCAAGGGAAGAGCAAATGAATCATTCCCCATTAGATGGAAATTATTTAAACTATGGCTTACGAAAAACAAGATTGGAAAGACACTCTACAAACCGCAAAACCAAAAAGAAGTAGACAGGACGATTCAGATAATCAAAGAAGCAAGAAGAAATTAGCTGCTTTGCACTATAAAAGACGTAAATTAGAAAAGGATGTTAGAAACTATATCAACAACAACAAACACATCAGCTCAGAAGAAATCGATAAGCTTGGAATCAGACATGGATTTTACTTTGGATGAATACCATAATGAAAGAATAAATTATCATATGAAAATGTTAAATTACTATTTAAACGAGAATCAAAATGAAAAGTTGGCAACTAGAAATAGGGTTATACCCAGGAATATTAGTGGGAATTAGATCATATGAACAAACAGACTTTAAAGAACATGTGCTATACATGCCGTTTGTGGAATTAATACTTACAGTATATGATAACTAAAGTAGAAGAATACGTTAAAGAAAATTATAAAAAACTTTATAAAGATAAAGATTTAATAATAAGTGAATATGACAATCACTTTGAAGTTAAAGCAAATAAGGATGAAAGTCCGTTAATTTTAAGTAAAAAAATATTATGAGCACACCAACAAGAGCAGAGCTGGCCGGCGCGGTAGGGCGGTTAAAAGCTGTATCAGAACAAATTATAGCAGAGATGCGTATGTTAGATGATCGCATATCTGGAGCATATGCTTTTTTACAGCAGCTACCAGACTATGAAAATATAGTTGAAGAATTAAAAAAGAAAGCAGAAGAAGCAAAACAAGAACAAGACAAAAAATTAGAATTGTAAATGGGATTATTTGAAGAACGAATAGCTTATAAACCTTTTGAATATCCTGAATATTATACCGAAGGGTGGCTTAAACAAGCTCAAGCATTTTGGTTACACACAGAAATACCAATGTCAGGTGACGTTAAAGACTGGAATGAAAAATTAACTAAAGAAGAAAAAAACCTAGTAGGAAATATACTTTTAGGTTTTGCGCAAACTGAATGTGCAGTTTCTGATTATTGGACACAAAATGTTGTTAGTTGGTTTCCCAAGCATGAAATACAACAAATGGCTATGATGTTTGGTTCACAAGAAACTATTCATGCTGTTGCTTATTCTTATTTAAATGAAACTCTTGGACTTGAAGATTTTGAAGCGTTTTTACATGAGCCGGCAACAGCTGAGAGATTTGATAATCTTGTTGCTACTACTGATAATGACACCAAATCTATTGGCAGGAGCTTGGCCATTTTCTCAGCGTTCGCTGAAGGTGTATCGCTATATAGTGCTTTTGCTGTATTGTATTCTTTTCAGTTACGTAATTTACTCAAAGGTATTGGGCAACAAATGAAGTGGTCTGTAAGAGATGAATCTTTGCATTCTAAGATGGGTTGTCAATTATTCAGACATATGTGTGAAGAAGATAGCAGTCTATTAGAAGCATGCAGAGAAGAAGTTATTGAAGCTGCTAAAACAATGCTTACGGCAGAAGAAAAGTATATTGATAAGATGTTTGAGATGGGTGACATTGAGGGCATAAAAGCATATGACTTAAAACAGTTTATTAGAAAAAGGCTTAATGAAAAACTTGCAGAACTCGGTTACTTCGACCTCGGGCAATACTTTGCGTTTGACGAATCAGGAGCAGACAATCTCGATTGGTTCTACCATCTTACAGGTGGACACACTCATACTGATTTCTTCGCTGTTCGTCCTACTGATTATTCGAAAGCGGGTGAGGGCGAAGATTTTGAAGATATTTGGTAATGAAGAATAATTTTATAAAAAATTTAGTAAAAGATCGTAGATTAACTGCTAAAGAAAGAATTGCAAACAGGCTAGGTTACATGGGTACAGCTTTTATAATGATAGGGCCTTACATATTAAGTTATGGTAATATTGGCGCTATAAGTTATATAATAGGTGGTTTATTATGTACTCCTCAAGTTTGGATAGCTAAGCAATGGAATTTAGTAGCTGTTAATATAAATGTAATAATAGGTTATTTACTTTATGTAATGTCAAACTAAT